GGTAAGTCTGAAATCTACTTTCCAAGTCCAATCGACTGGGTTATTCTCTTCAATGTCTGTGGCTAAAAGCCTAATGCCTCGTTGGTCGTCTTCACCTAAAATGTAGCCCTCAGAGTCAACTGTTGCTTCAAAAGTTGTTGGCAAAAAGGTTAAGTCAAGCTGGTTGTTAACAATATAGTTTGGGGCTGGGGTGAAGAGCACAGAACCGCCGGCAGCAACCCAGTCAAGCTCAAGTCCTTCGTCTGAGCCGTCGGGTTTTGCTAAAAGAAACCTGCCTGTAACAGTTCCGTAAGCGTTAGTGATTGGCGCGTTTACCATTATGCTACCTGTGTAATGTCAGCCAAATCTTCGGTGGTTCCACCGATAACGTGGAATGAAAATGAATCAACACCTCTTGTCGGAACTTCATCTTGATCTGTTAAACGGAAGTCGACTTTCCAAGTCCAGTCGATAGGTGAATTGTTTGCGTTATCCGTTGCTAGCAGTTTGATTCCGTTGGAACCGTCAGGTCCGATAATGTAACCGTTTGCGTCAAGTTGACATTCGACAGTTGCCGGCATAAAAGTAATGTTTAGTGCAGAGTTTTTCAAAAACGCTGGAGAAGGGGTGAAGAGCACAGTGCCTTTGCAAGCAGCCCAGTCCAGGTCTGTGCCTGCATCGTTACTGTCTGTGTATGCGAGTAGAAACCTACCGGTGATTGTTCCGTAGGTTATGCTTTGATTTGATGGCTGGTTACTGATAGTCATACACTAATTATACCTTACTTAGCTTCTAATGCGTCAAGTCTTGCAGCAAGTTCAGATATTTGTGTTGCCTGGTGGCGGACAACAGCCTGTAGCGCGGTGACATACATGCTGTAGTGGATACCTTCGATTTTGCCATTCTTGCCGTAGTCAACTATTTGAGTTAAACCCGCATCGTGCAAGTCTTCTGCAATCATACCTAGTTCAACTGGAGCATCGTCACCAAACTCTTCAACTGCACCAATATACCTAAAGAACTTTGGCTCAATAGAAAGGATGGCTTCAACATCTAGTTCAGCTTCAGCAATGTCTTGTTTTCTTTCGCGGCTTGAAGAAGCATAACCGAACACACCAGCGGAGCTCATCCACATTGCGCGGCGAGTGGTAGTTATTTCGTTTGCGTAGGTGTCGTTCGAGTCAAGCAGTCCACCGAACTGAACAGTTCCGCCATCAGTGTTTAGGAACAGTGTAGCTACTGAGCCGTTGTTAAAAGCAGACACCTCATTTGCATCTATTCTAAGGTTTGATGTGTTTGATTCACCAATCTGAAAAGCGTGATCTGTTGAGGATGCGCTAGCATCAGTTGTTGATGAAAGCCTAATTCTAGATGAGTTTACAGCCCCACCAAGGGTCAAGTCGCCACCGGCGTTAAAGGTTACGCGAGTGTTTACTCCCTCAATGAAACGGAGGTCTGGGGTGCTTGTTGAGCCGTAAGCATCAATGCCCCAAGCAACAGCGTTATCGGATGCACGAGCGAAGTCAATCTGGCCACCTTCAGATACTGAGTTTGTGCGGTTTAGTTTTGCATCAACATTTGGCATAATGCCAGCTTCTTCAAGGGTCTGATTTTTCCACAGGCTAGAAGCAGAGTCGTAAGCCATAACCTCGTTATCAGCAGGCGACTGAATTAAAACATCGTGTAGCTCATTAAACTCAAAGCCATTCTGAGGTTTTACGAAGATCTCACCATTGCTGCTCTGCGCACGAGTAACAACACCTATGAAAACAAGGTGCGCAGGTGCGACAGGCTTGTTAGTCAAGCCATAAATAAGGTTGCCAGCAGTGCCTAACCACACAGGGTCGCCAGCTGTTGCGGTTGAGGTGTCAAGTCCAGAAAGCAAACCTTCAGCAATCAACTTAACCTTAGCGTTAGTCGAACCGCCAAGCTCAAGCAAACCTAAAGTCTTAGAGGAAGTTGCCTCAGTAGCGTTAGAGGCCTTAGAAACAATCATATTAGTGCCATCGGCGGAACTCACATAAACTGCTTGACCTTTAGCAATCGCTTCACCAAGTTTAACTTCGTGCTTTACTTGAGAAGTCCAGTTAGCGTAGTTGTCAATCCAAGTCGTGTTGTAATCGGTTCCGTCAAGCTTTGCCAGGATTTGACCAGCATCACCGCCAGTCGGAATGCCAACCCCAGGATCACCTTGAGGCCCAGTAGCGCCAGCATCACCTTGTGGACCCTGTGGTCCAGCGTCACCCTGTGGTCCTTGCGGTCCTGTATCTCCAGTATCACCTTTAGGCCCCTGAGCGCCGTCTGCGCCGTCCAAACCGTTAATACCATCAATTCCATCAGCACCATCAGCGCCAGGCTCTCCTTGAGCCCCCTGAGGGCCAATTAGACTAGCAAGCCACTCAGTCTCAGTTCCCATGAACCCATTAACCTGAGCAACCTGATAAGCATCAAGCCCAGTTAACCCATCCGCACCAGCCGGCCCCTGAGGCCCTGTTGCGCCTGTCGCACCAGTAGCGCCAGTCGGACCTGTCTCGCCCTGGATTCCTTGCGGACCAGCAGGCCCCACTTCACCCTGTGGGCCAGTAGCACCCATCGGACCTTGCTCTCCGGCAGGCCCCTGTTCACCAGGAGCTCCATCAGCTCCCGCTGGGCCTTGAGCGCCAGTCTCACCCTGAACACCTTGAATACCTTGCTCACCTTGAATACCCTGTTCACCCTGAACTCCTTGCTCACCTTGAGGCCCAGGCTCGCCCTGAATGCCTTGAGGACCAGGCTCACCATCCGCACCATCAGCGCCGGGTTCACCCTGAATACCCTGAGGGCCCGCAGGACCCGCTGGACCTTCAGGACCCTGAGGACCAGTCGGCCCAACACTACCAGTGCCTGTCGAATCGGAACCACCGCCACCTCCACCGCCGATAGGTCGCCTATCAAGCTTCTTAATTTCGCGTTCAACCGTATCAGCCCAATCCTCAGATTGAGCTGGAAGATTACTGTCTGGAAAAATGATCATAATAGCAATTATACCCTACAAATTAAAGGGCCCGCCCCGGATATCTCATCAACAGGGCGGGCAGTCGCCAAGGAGGTGAGCGACAATCCCATTATAGCAGGTAAAAGAAAAACCCCCACCGAAGTGAGGGTCTTTCCTGTGAAGCTATTAGCTAGCAGCACCAGTTGAAGCAATTGTGCCAGTTGGAAGCAAGAAGCCACCAGTAGCAATGTGACGGATTCTCATCTCGAAGTCATCGTTGTCGAATGAACCTTCGCGAGCTGGAACCTGGCCACCACCAAGGTATAGACCCGAGTTTGCCTTCACGCGAAGCTCTGGAGCTTCGTGTCCGCGTAGGAAACCAAGAACGATGCCTGGGTTGATTGTGTCCGAAGGCACAGGAAGCAAGAACCACATCTTGTCAGCGTTGCTGTTGTTGTAGATCTTCTTAATCCAAGGGTTAACAACGATCTGGATCGACGAAGCAATTGGGTTACCCGAAACAGTCGAAGTAACAGTGCTTCCCGAAGTGATCTCGTTACGAACCTGCTGGATAGCAAGGATCTTCTTAGCAGTTAGCTCAAGAGCCTGTGGCACAACAAGCACGAAACGGCTTAGAGGTGTTACAGAGTTACCATTGTAGGTCTGAACGTTTGCTGCAGTGATAGCTGCCTCAAGAGCCTCTAGCGAAAGAACAGGGTTACCCGCTAGAAGGTTCTGGTTACCAGACTTGAAGTTGGTGGTGTTTAGACCCGAAGCGCTAACAAGCTGCTTCGTAACTTCTTCATCTTCCTTGCCAGCAGCCTTGCGGGCTAGCTCCAAAGGTAGACGCTCTAGTAGCGAGATGTTGCCATCGTTAACGATTGACTCCCATGAGAAGCGAACGCGCGAACCAGCCTTCTTCACAGAGAACTCAGCCTCTGAGAAAGAGAACCAACCAGCGGTTGGGTATTCGTCGTATTCGCCAACAGTTGGAAGCGAGCCTTCGCGGAACTTGTCGCCAGCGTTGTCAAGACCATCGTCTTCATAAGCTAGGTTCATGTATTGCTGTGGGCGGAAGTCATCAACAACAAGCTTGGTAGCAAAGCTGTCCCAAACCTTTGGCTGCTCTGCATAGTTAGCAAGCATGATCTTGTTGATGGTTGGGGCAAGCTGAACTGGTAGGTCGCTCGTCGAGATACCTTCCTGAAGCTTTAGCTTGTCCATGCGGTCACCGCGCAAAGCACCTTCGAGGAGCTTAGCGGCTTCAACCTGACGTGGTGTAATGTTTTCAGTCATTTTTACCTATCCTTAGTTCTGAGCCAGGCGAACTACAACGTAGCCAGTGCCTGCCTTGATAGCGTGACCAATAAGCTTGTTGCTTGTGCTGGTAGATGTAACAACGCCTGCGCTGCTAACATAAACCTTTGCACCAACAGAAATTGTGTCTTCGGTTTCTAGTTTGAATGCGCCAGTAAGCTTAAGGGTAGCGTATGTGTTGCCATCCTCGCCTTCCTTAGCGTCGTGCTCGGCAATACCAACAATCTGACCAACCTGAACTAGATCTCCCGAAACAACGGTGTCTGCTACAGGAAAGACCAGGCTATTAGCTACTGCATAAATCTCATTAAGAGCCATGATTTACCTTTCTTTACTTACCAAGCATACGAGAAACAACGCTGTCGAAGTCCTCTGCTAGGGTTGTGGTTGACTTTGCAGCCGACTCGTGGACAACGCCAGCGGTCTCGGTAGCAACAGGGGTGATAGCTTCCGTCAACGAAGCAGCATAAGCCTTTTCGCTTTCAAGTAGCTCGTCAATTGACTTGACGTTGGTCTCAACGCTAAGAGCCTCAGCTACACGCTGAAGGGCAATCTTAGGTAGACCTGATTCGTTGAACTTCTCTGCAATGTCTAGTGCGCTAAGAGCAGGAACTTCCTGACCTTCTTCGCTCTCGACAGGCTTTGCAGCTTCTACCAACACCGAGACAGACTCGACTACAGGTAGCAGTGCCTCAACGAAGGCAGTTTTGAGGTCAGCAATTGCTGCATCAAATTCTTCCTTAGTAATGGACATACCATTTCCTTCCGTTAGTGATTCGGTAACTTCTGTTAACGATTCTCTTGTGTAACTTTCGAGGAGAGTAAGAAACTTACCCCCAGCTCCGGCTACGGTGACAACATCGACGCTAGTCAAAGGGTCTTCGATTAGCGACTCGACGATAGGGCCTTGTCGACCCTCTGCTTCTCCAAGCTTGGCATCGCCAAAAGCATGGATCGACAAACCTACATCTCCAGCCATCTCACGGATAACCGGAGCATAACTAGAGTAAAATTCAATATCTGCAAAAAGAGCGTTCTCTTTAAAAATTGCGTCGCTCACAAGTTTACCAGCAAGCTTCTGCACATCACGCTCAGGGCGGTCATTAAGTCCAGGGTGGTTCATGAAAACTTTTGTTCCAGCCTTAAAAACTCTAGGACCATCAGCCTCTAGAACGTTTGCAGGGTAGTAGCCAGAAGAGCCCCAGCCAGATTCAATGATCTTAACGTGCCACTTCTTCTTGGTTTCACTGGCCTCGAAGCCAAGTGATTCACTAAGCTTAACGGTCATAAAAACTCCAATACGTAAAATGTTTTTCTATATGTAATGATACCACACTATTTTTTATGCGGTCGGTTCCCCATCCATATCGCGAAGGTCATTGTTGCCGTCAGCCATTGCACCAACAGCCCCAGACTGACCCTGGCCTGAAGAAACTTGACCCTGGTTTTGTTGAGCATCATTCTGTGCTTCCAAACCGTCCAACTTTGCTTGAGCCATTGGCGAAATAGCTTTGTGCATTGGCACAACATCCAACTCGTCCAAAACAGCCATACGGTATTCGTCCTCCCACAAAGCACCAGCTTCATAAGCTAACGAAATAGCCTGGATCTGGCGGTAAGTAGCTTCCTGTTCCATCTTAGGCCACTTCACACCAGCCTTAGCGCTAGCGCCAAAGAAACGAAGAACACGACCAAATAGTTGTTCCCAAATCTTTTGACGAGCCTGCATAGCCTTAATCGTTGGAACATCCAAAGTTTGTGCAGTGCCGTAAGCACCAGAAGAACCCGGGTCAGACATTAGAGTAACAACCGAAACTTCCAAAGCTGAAGCAACCATTGCAGCCAAAGCACGACCGCTACCCAAGTCGACACTGTTCGAGCGAGGCAAAGAACTCAACTCCATGTCCGACCCAGTGATAGCCATCGAACCAGCAGCTTGCGGTGTAGCAATAGAAGCAGCCGCTTGCGTGGCCCCATTGCGTGACTTCGCCTTCAACTGCCAAGCGAACATCGCAAGCGATTTCAGAATGCGTGAACCATCCTTCAAATACTCGTTATAAGCGTGAGCCCAAGGGTAAGCAGAAATAGCGTCAGGCACACCCCAAATAGTTCCAGCCCTCTTGTTAACAGCCGAAGTAAACATCACCTTTGTTGGGTCAACTGGGACACCTTCAATAGAAGAAGGGAAGCGACCTAGTGGCGTGTAAAGGTCTGAAGGATACCAAGCCGAAACCTGGACAGGTTTGCCACCGTTCTCAGGGTGACGAGTCCAAGAACGCTTGTAATAGCGCACAAACTCTGCATCGTCAGGGTCTGTAACCCAACCAGTGATCTCGTTAAACGGAATACGTTGAAGATTTTTGTTAGCAAGTGTGCCAAGGATAAAGAACTGTCCAGCAGTAAAATGTGAGTGCTCATTAATGGCCATAGCCTGCGAACTGAACAAAACAGCCTGGTTTTGTGGAGAATCAATAAGCTCCTTCACACGAGCCGAAATGTTGTCAAATTCGACACCTTTACCAAAAACATAGCTTGTGCGAAGCCCCAAACCGCGCTTAAGAAGCGGGTTGCCGTCCACACGCTCAGACAACTCTTTAGCAATGTCATGCAACGCACCAAGGCTAAAAGCGTCCAATTCGGTAGCTAATTCACCCAAAGGGGTCCAGCCTTGGTCTTCAAGAGCCAAAATAGCTCTCGCCATTTGGTCGTAGGATTCATCAAAAAGGTCAGGATTTGTCAAAATAAGCTCCAAAAAGTTAAAATATCTACTATTATTCTACCACGTCCACGTATTATAGAACGGGAACCTGTCATCCATCATATTAGCATCCATCAAAACCCTATCCCCAGCCTTAGAATTAGCAAACGGCGAACCCAAAAGTTTAGACATATCCAAAGCCGCATACATTGCAGCATCCAAACGGTCAGGAGACTTCATGCCCCTAGAACGCATATCATCCTTAGACTCAATCTGAATCGAACCCTTAGCACTAAACTTGTATTTAATGCCCATCATCTCATCCAACAAATCCTTATCATCCAAATCCAAGTCGATCCTGCCCATAATCATCCCCTCACGCAAAGAATCATAACCAGCAGCACGAGCATTCAACCAACGAGTATTATCTGGTGACGCAGCCGAACCAATAATGCTAATAACAAAATATTTACCCTCACACATTGTTGCCAACATATCCACCACAGGAGCACCCAAACCTGTAGCGTCCACGCGAACCTCAGTAGCGCCCAAAGCTACAGCAGCCTCGTGGACGCGGTTTGCCGACTCAACAGCGTTAGCTTTGTTCCATGTTGCGTAATGGCGTAGAAGGCCCCCTCTGTTCGTGTAAATGACCGAATCATCATCACCGAAGCGCGCCAAGTCCACACCCAACACAACCGGCACATTCATATCCTCCACAATCTCCAAATCAACAGCCTTATCAATAGCCTGCTGACTAAAAAATGTGGTGTCATCCTCTTCAGGGAACTCAGCCAAAATTTTTGAACGGTAACGAGCCGAATCCTCACCCCACGCAATTTTTTGACGCTCAACCCAAGTCGGTTGAATCAACAAAGGAGTCAAATTCTCAGGAACCTTCTCACCAGTAAAATTCGGGGTATCAAACGCAGAAATCTGAATCTTATTCCAAGTCTCATCCTCACGGAAAATACGGTGAAACTCTGTGCCACGACGGTCCGGGTTACCAATCGCCAAAACACGCGAGTCAGCAGTAGTAGTAACAGCTTCAGCCGCAGTATACAAATCCGCAGGAATACCACCAGCCTCATCCAAAACCACCATCACAAAACGACGGTGAATACCCTGGAACGCAGAAACAATATCAGTATCAGCAGGGCGACGACCAAAGCCCACCAAAGTGCCATACTCGTCATCAAGCTTCCACTCCTCCGACTGGTTAATGTGCCCAGGCAAATTAAAACCACGCAAAGCCGCAGCCTTATGGTTATCCTTCAACTCACGAAACAAAACACGCGCAATCTGCGGATACGTCGGAGCCGAAGCAATCAACGCCACCTCATAAGGGTCATGCACCGAAACCCACCAAGCACCAGCCATACCCGCAATCGCAGACTTACCAGCACCATTACAAGACACAACAGCAGTGTGCGTATTGTCAACCAAAGACCTCATAATGTCAGCCTGCTTAGACCACACATGCTTACCCAACACATCCGCGCACCAAGCCACAGGATCCGTCAAATACAAAGAATTCTTAGAACGGCGCTGAATATCAGCAACCACCCCATCAATCACACCATCAATCATCTTCAGCCATCAACTCATGCTTCGCCAACAACAAACCCTCACCAACAAGAGCATCCAAACGATCCGAATCAACATCCGGATACTGCTCCTTCAACTGTTTCTTCGCAAACGTCAAAGCCGAATCCATAGCGCGGAGGAGGATACCCTGCTGAAACTCAGAGAGCCTTAAGACCTGCTCATCCAACTGTGCCTTCTGCGAATCCAAACGCCGACCCAACTCACTCAAAGTTTGCAACAACAACCTAGCCGAAGTCGGATC